TCCTGCACAATTGTTTCGTCTGCAATGAGCGACGGCGTAACGCCTTCACAAAGTTTCTTACTATTCTTCGTTTAGGTCGAAAATGGACTCTCAGACTCTTATTAACGGTCTTTTTGGCATTCTGTGTGCTGTGGCGGGATGGTTCTTTCGTGTTCTTTGGGAGGCGCAGAAAGAGCTTCAGAAAGACTTAGGTGATTTGGAGAAGGGTTTACCCCATACTTACGTCTTAAAAATCGACTACCAGCAAGACATCAACGACATCAAAATCATGCTCGGCAAGATCTTTGACAAGCTGGATGGCAAAGCAGATAAGTAATGGCGTGGTCAGACGTTCTTAAAGCAGTGATCCCTATCGTGGTGGCTGCGCTTGCGTGGCTGCTCGGTCAGGTCGCGTCATTCTCTGAGCGTCTTACAAAGATTGAAGGTCAGATGCCTGCGTTGATTACCAAAGAAGGCACTCCTACTGATAGCCCAATCAGTGCCGAACGACGCGCTATTCAGAAAGAACAGCTCATGCAGCATATCAACGAGCTGCAAGTTAAAGTAAGGCTTCTTGAGGAACGGGAGCGTCTAAAAGGGAGTAAATAGTGTTATCTCTACTTTCGACCCTCGGCGGTCTTTTAATCTCTGGTCTCCCAAAACTTCTCGACTACTTCCAGAATAAAGCCGATCAAGCGCATGAGCTTGAGCTTGCAAGAGTTCAGTCTGAGCGAGAGCTTGCCTTAGCAAAAGAAGGGTTCTTAGCTCAACAAAGAGTCGAGGAAATAAGAACCGATCAGATAGCAATGCAGACTGATGCACAAATGACCGTGGCCGCACTGGATCACGACAAACAGATTATCGAGAAGTCGAGTAAGTGGGTCGTAAACTACATCGGCACAGTCAGACCGAATGTCACTTACTTACTGATTCTTGAGCTTATCGCGGTGAATGCGGTCCTTGCTTACTATGTCTGGAATCATCCCCATTTAGTTCAGTCGATGGAAGATCTCATCAAGGTCGCGGAGATCATCTTTAGTGATGATGAAATGGCAATGCTCGGCGGCATCATAGGCTTTTGGTTTGGGTCGCGCAGCTGGAAGAAATGAAAACAGGGCAGGCTGGCATTGACCTGATGCACAGGTTTGAGGGATGCCGTCTAAGGCCTTATTTATGCCCTGCAAGCCTCTGGACGGTGGGATATGGTCATGTCCTGTATCAAGATCAGATAAGGCTCCCTAATGAGCGTAAAAACGGCTACACAGGCATTATTAGGAAGGAATACGCAATCAGTCCCGGCGATAGTCGAAACTGGACGCAAGCGGAGGTCGATAGCCTTTTTGAGAGCGATCTCCAATATTTTGAACGCGGCGTTCTTAGAATGTCTCCTAATCTGGCTGGCAGTCAGTCAAGGTTCGACGCTATTGTCAGTTTTGCGTACAACGCTGGCTTAGGAAATTACCAACGATCTACGATCAGAATGAAGAATGACCGCGGTGATTACGAGGGAGCCGCTAAGGCTTTTATGATGTGGACAAAGGGAGGCGGCAAAGTCCTCCCCGGTCTGGTTAAGCGTCGCGTTGCTGAATCTTCTCTTTATGCAAGCGGGTGAGTGCTTCTTTCACCATCTCACCAACCTCGTCCCCGTGGTGTTTAGCGATCTTTTCTATCAGCGGTAACCGAGCCGCACGAGGCTTCGATAAAAGCCAGTGAGCCCAGTCTTGTACGACATACGGCATAGCAGCCTCATAAGCCTGCGCAATTTCCGATCGATCACTGGACTTCACCGCTTTGATGATCTCCAGCCATTGACCACGCTCTAAAGGCCCGATGCTTTTCGATGGTGTCTGGGCATTCTGTGGAGGGAGGTCTCCAGCCGTGTTCGCGCCAGATCTCCTCGACGGGTCTAAAGGTTCTAGGGGATCGTTGGCTTTCAATGAGTTCTTTCCAGTTCATAGTCGCTCCATCAAATTATCTACTTCAGTCAGAAAATTAACAACGTCCGTTTCTAGGTTCTTAATATCCTCTTCAGACGGCTCAAAACGCACCACAAAGAGCTGTAGTCGTTCGGGAAGTCTAGGATCAAAGGAAACGAAATCGACCCACCTACGACCCGTACAAGCCATTTGAGCCATCATCTGATTCTTGTAAGTTGTAGGCACTTCACCCGCTGTTAGATAAGAGATATGCGTCGAGGTCTTAGGGCATTTGATCTCGATAAGCCCATCCTCAACCAGACCATCAGGGCTTGCAGCGAAATAAGGAATCGTCGGGTGATCCACAATGGCTATTTGTTCCACCCATCGACCCGTCTTTATTTGATAAGCGGCACGAGCAAGCGGTTCGTTCAGTGTTCCCCACTCCATATAACTGTTCGTAAATGTCTCGGCTACGGTCCCTGTCAGTCTTTCTGCAAGGATGTCTGCGATGTAATTCGCTCGTGTAGCTGTTCCCTTTTTAGCTCGCGCATCGGAGACGCGGGAAGCTGTCACCTTCCCCAACCGTGCAAGCCTCCACTCCTCGGTTCCCTGCTCCATCAGAATGCGATCTCGTCATCGTCTTTTCGACCTTTTTGTCCGAGCATCTGAAGGTTCTCAGCGATGATTTCAGTGGTGTACCGGTCGACACCTTGTTTGTCTGTCCACTTCCTAGTCTGAAGCCTTCCTTCTACGTATAGAGGCTTTCCTTTTTGGACGTACTTCTCGATGATCTCGGCTAACTTTCCGTAGGCAACAACACGATGCCACTCGGTTTCTTCTTGCGGCTCGCCTTGTTTGTTCTTCCACCTATTGGTTGTCGCAAGGGTGAGATTCGCTAGAGCCGTTCCTGCTTCCGTGTATCTACATTCAGGGTCTTTGCCTACGTTCCCGATCAAGATCACTTTATTTACTGATGACATTCACTATTCCTTTTTCAAATAACCAACCAATCGTCTTTCTGTGAGCTTCTTCCCACGCTTGCCTTTTTTCTTCTTTACCTGCGCCTCCCTGATCTATTTGCATGTGACACCGATAACAGAGCGCAGCGACCCGAAAGTCATGTGCCTTGATACCCGTTCCTTTACCGTCTTTTTGTTGATTAGAGTGAGCCGCGACCACCGTTCCATCCTCGACACCACAGAGCCCACAAGGTAGTTCTCTGCAAGCCTCAAGTAGTTTCTTAGACCGCCAGTTCACGCAGTGTTCCTGATGTCGGCTCGCATGTTCGCTTGCTCAGACCTCCAGATCTCAATCCTTGCTTGCGCTGCGATCAGATCCCACCGTAACTTCTCTTCGATCTCGACGGCTTGTTTGAGACCGTGTAAGAGTTCTAAATACTCTGGGTGAGCATAAGCGTCTCTTTCCTGAGCACCTAAAGCTGACTCAAGGCTAGCCTTCATCAAGATGGCTTTCTTAGACTTCCTGAACTCTTCTAAATAAACTCTCTGGGCTTTAGCGTCAGCGAACTGCCGAGCGTGTTTAAGGATGTAATCAACAGCTTTATGGGGATCTTTCATACGTCTACAAATTGATGAATAGGTATATGAACAGCAGGAACAATATCATCGGGATCTCCTCTATCTGTGCGACCACCGGGTAGGATTGGATAGCCAACACGAAACGTCCAATATTTCATTGTGTCAGTCCACTGCACGACTAAGAGTGCGAGTCGCTGGGAAGCGTTTTGGATTTCAATACCTGATCGAAACTTAGCGAAATCCAGCATGTAAGTGTTGTAATCAGTTGACTTGCAGTTCCTTGTTTTCACCTCCACCCATCTAACGAGCTGGCCGTTCTGATAGGCGGCAAAGTCCATTTCGTAGAATTTGGGAAGTCGGTAAATGTCGTAGTTAAAGCGATCAGCAAAGGCTTGCGCAGCCGCTAGTTCTCGTTTCCTATCGAGCTCAGTTTCGTAAACAGGTCTCACAGGCCTAGCTCCTTCTTACGTTTGTCTTTGGCTGCTTCGATTTGTTTTACAAGGTCAGGCGATTTCTTGTGCTTGATAAAAACCTCTTCATAAACTTTCCTAAGATTGTCTTTGTTAGCGCTGGCAATCTTCTCAAGATCCTTGTCGAAATTCGATTCAGACATTACTTCGTGGGTATGATTCTCACTGTCGTTATCGCCCTCTGTGGGGATGCAAAAGGCTTGCATGAGAGCGTACTTGTAAGCCGCTGACATTGCTTTATTGGTTGCCTTATCACCGGAGTCCATAGCCTCGCCAATCGTCGATATAACGTGACTAGAGCCATCTTCGCCAGAGACTAAAGCGAACTCCATTGAGACCGTGACGTAGAACAAAGCAGTGCCAGATTTATTGATACGCTCGACAACCTGACGGTCTGTAACTCGAGGAAGGATGCACAGCTTATGCTCCGCAAGGATGGGAGCCATTGCGTTATATACATCGTCAATACCGCGAAACTGGTATCTCTGCGCTTCGTTAGTTCTCTGTTTGGCAATCCCTGCTTTGGAGATCGCACTCATCACCTTGCTGATGCTTTCGTAAACTTTCTGCATATCGTTTTATC